GACGGCTCGAGCGCCTGCTTCCTCATCGGTCAGGCCAAGAGTGGCGTAAAAATACTGGCGTAGCAGGATTGCTCTGTGGCTTCCTACTCGTAACGGCTTGATTTGCCTGCTGGTTTCAGGGTCGGTGTCCCTGAATAGTGGTAGGTCTGTAAAAAGCATGTCGGTGCTCCCTTTGGTAGTTGGTTTTTTTACCATAGCAAAAACAAATTGCTATTGGTGGATACCTACGGCTTCGCTGGTTTTGGCAAGGCTCGCCACGCTGCCTCGAGGGCTTTAGCGTCTGTGGCCATGTCCATCTCGAGCTCATAATGTAACCAGCACCCACCTGTGCCGGCGCTTTCCTCAGCGTTGGCATAGACCTTTACGCCTTTGGTGCCTTCGCCACGCGAACAGCGATAACCACGGCCAAACTCGCCGTATTTGTAGTCATGCAGCTCGACTAAACCAATGGCCTCGGAATGTTCAATTAGCCAGTCCCACAGCTGTTTAGCGTCTGCACGACCTGCGCGTGTCGGGGGATATCCAACATCACCTGCAACTCCAAGGCTGTGCACACTCAAGGTTTTTTTGCCTCGCATGTTGCGCACTACCCAGGTGCCCAGATTGGTAAATGATGGGTAGCGCCGTCTGCATAAATCCATGAACTTCTCGGTGCCTGGCAATTTGCTTTTGCCTGGTTCGGTCACTGGGTAGTAGGGGTATTTGCGTGTCATGGTGTTGGTGGGTCTTTTGGTTTGTCTTTGAGGCCGTTGCCTGCGAGTACACCGATGAGGCCACCTGCGAGGGTCATGAGCATTGGGGAGAGTACTGCCCATGCTTCAGCATCGTTGGGTGCTTGGTCGAGTGGTTGGGTGACGAATAGCAAGCCGTAGATGAGTGAGGCGATGGCCATTACAAATGAGATTGTGAGTCCACCGGCAACGAACAGGATTATGCGTGCTTTGATTTCTTCGTTGGTCATTCTTTCTTTACGCACAGCGTCCTCCTCCTATTTGTGTTTGTGTTCCGATGGTTTCGGGTGCTTTGTTTTTGATGCGTTCGCAGTTCACTCTTGTACGGTCTGCACAGGCTGTGAGGGTGATGGCGAGCAGGCTAATCAGGGCTATGCGTTTCATCTGTTGCCTCTGGTCGTGTGAGTGGTGCTGGGGGGTCTTGGTCGTGTTCCCAAAGAATCAGCGTTTCGCCATGTAAAGCCCAACCATCAGTAAATCCTGCATTTTCCAATACTTCAATCATTGGTGGAATGTTCATGCTGAAACCTCTAGCAATGTAAATGAACAGAAAGAGTTGTTTGGCGCTAGAAGAAAACTTCCTGCACCACCAAACCTTTTGAATTGCACTTTATAAGTAATGGCCGATGTTGTAGCAGGGCTATCAAGTACAACCATAATTGGCGAACCAATTGCGTTACCTGCCGAGTTGTACGACAAACCGACAATTTCGCTTATTTGCGTAGAAGTTCTGACAATGTTACAAGCGCCTTCTGTGCCTGTGCTGTTGGAAAAAGAAACACCAGCAAAAACTGCCAGAATTTTGTTGCTTGTGCTTTGTGGCGTAATGGTTATGCTTAAATCGGTATCGGCATAAGTGCCACTGGAACTGGATTGAACAGTAGTTGTGGTGTCTTGCAAAACTTGCAGAATGCGAAACGCCCCTCGCAGGTCATTTTGCTGTGCAGCAGTGAGCACAGCCCCAGTGACGAAACTTGCTGGAAGGTTAGTAGGTGTAGCCATGTTTAGTATCCTAACTTGTTGTAATCGAGCGTGCCGAACACCGTGTCATTGAGAATGAGGTAGTTGTTTAGGTCAGCGCCCGACAGGTAAAACGTGTAACGACTTGACTCAGGCGTAGCCGTCACCCTTACACCCTCAATAATTGAGTAGTACACAGTGCCACGGAAAGTGACCGAGACCCTCGCCCCAATTACAAAACCAAAAGTGGTTAGCCCCATGTAATCCATTTGGAAAGAACTTTGAGCCTCAGCCAAACAAGAAACACTGGTCAAAGCAAACTTTTGTGTGCCGTACTGACTCAACAGGAAGTTGGCTTGGTCGAGGGCTTGACCGGCAGAAGCAGACAAGGTGTTCACCGTGTAAGTACGGTACGGAACAGTAGCGCCCACATTGGTGACGGTCTGACCTGCATAATCAGCAGGGTCAACCGTTATTTGTGTATAGAAGTTGTCTGACAATGCACCAAAGTCTGCTTGGTCATAGACCTGATTAGTTGAATTGTTAGCCACGTCGGAAAAGTTCACCGTGCAGGTACGAGCATTAAAAGGGCCACTCAAGTTAATGAAGTTATAACCTGTGCAGTCGGACATTCTGCCGTTGATAGTTACTAGCGAAGCGTTTATCCAGTCGCCCCAAGTACCCGACACTGTTGAAGCAGCCATCTGTGGCGTAGTGGCGCTAATGCCAATAGACAAGCCTGTTTGGGTGCTGGCCGTGTTGCACTGCGTATAAAAATCGCCTGCAGCCATTGCATAGTTCTGACCTGACATTCGAGAAGCCTGAGCAAAACCACCCTCAAGGGTCACATTCAGATAGTCAGCCTGACCAACACCACCTGCATAAGGAATGCCATAGGTGACGCTCACATCTTTGATAATTCCGTGAAACATCGCATAGTTGCCATCTGTGGTGTTCGGCCCCCAAATACGCACATAAGTATCAGGCACCATTGCCGTGTTAGGTGTGGCGTATCCAGTTGGGTAGCGAATCGTTAGTGAGCCTGTAGAGGCGCTGTATTGGTCAAGCATAAATTGCCTGCCAATGCTGAACGAAATGTCCTGCACATCATCTAACTCAACCCATGTGCCAGTGTTGGCTGTAGTTGAGTATTCGACTTTGTAATTCTTAGGCATCAGAAAGCGTTGTTTGTTCTAATCGGCACAGAGCCGTTCTGCCTCATGTAGGTACGCAAAGCCTGCACGACTGCGTTAGGGTCGCCACCGTTCACATTGATAGTCACATTGTTGCCACCCATCTGACCCATGCGATCTAACGGAATGACAGCCTCGGGGCCTTTCTCGCCAATCATGGCCAGGGTCGCGCTAGTGACGATGCCACCCTCAGCAAGCATTGGGATATTAGGAACATCAAAGCCTTTACCACCGAGGCCAGGCACCCAAGATGGAACCTTAAACGACAACTTACCGATGGTGTTATTCCAGAGGGTAGCGATGCCGTTGAAAATGCCTTTATAGAAACCGAGCAGAGTCTCAAAGTAGCTCTTTATTACGCCAATGCTAGAAGTGACCACGGTATTAATCACACTGAAAATGCTGTCCACGATGTTGCGAAAGCCCTCGAACTTTTTGTAGGCCAGCACTAGGCCAGCCACTAAAGCAGCAATAGCAATAACTATGAGTGCAATGGGGTTGGCAGACATAACAAGGTTGAAAGCAGCCTGGGCAACTGTTGCTGCGATGGTGTATGCAGCCTGCAATTTTAGGTAGGCGTTGTAGGCAAGAATGATGCCGGCAAGGGTGCCGATCACACCAGCCACTGCCAAAAACGCTGTGCTGTTTTCACTAGCAAATTGACCTAGTTTCTGCAGGTAAGGCAACACTGCATTCACTGCAGGCAAAAGTGCAGCGCCTATTGACTCTTTAGTTTCTGCCAAACTAATGCTGAGGCGTTTGAATTGGCCCTGGGCAGTGTTTGCAGCTGTCGATGCAGCGCCACCTGTGGCTGTGCCAATGGCGTACATGACATCCTCAAACGATGCACCGTCCTCGATCATCTGGCGATACTCGGGTGCCAATTTGGCTAGAGCCTTCAGGTTGCCACCGTAAGCCTTTTCTAAGGTTTTTGTGACTGTCGCCAGTGGTACGCCTTTTTGCGCTGCAATGTCCATTGCTGCACTTGCCAATTCTTGCGCATGGCTGACCGAGCCTGTAGCGCGAACAAGGCCAGCCAAAGCAGGGCGAAGCTCATCATCGGTTACGCCTAGCAACCTGCCCTGTGCAGAAATAAAATCCTCAACACCAGCCACCTGTGCATCAGTTGCGCCAGTGGTTGCTTTGAGTTGGCGTGACAATTCAGCCTGTGATGCAGCGTCCTCGATTGCTGCTTTGGTTGCGTCACCGAGGGCAACAGCTAAACCAGCCACAGCTGCAGCTGCAGGTAACGCTGCTTTCTTGAGTGCAAAGTTTGCTTTAGCGCCTACGGTCTCAAGGCTGTTGAACTCCTTGATGGCTTTGTCAATGCCTTTAGAGTTGAACTCGGAAACAATGGGAATGTAAACAGCCATTATCCAAGTGTCCTGTTCACCTGGTTGAGCACTTGCTCAATGGCCTGCAAAATGTCTTTGGTGGCTTGCCCATGAATGTATTCAATATCACGCCACATGCCACGCTGGGCAGGGCCGTAAGCCGTGGTGAGGTACTCAGAGAATTGGCCATCATCGCCACGCAGGCCTGCCATGTCAAAGATTGCACCGGCAGCATCTTTCTGAATAATTGTTACTAAAGGATATGAGCCACGCTGAATACGGCCACCAACCTGAATGGTTACACCCTTACGCACTTTGACAGGGTCATAAACCAAACGGCCATTGCCTGTTTTGCGTGGGCGCATACCTGACAAGGGTGGCCTGTTTGGGTAACGCTGTGCCACGCGACTAACCATTTCGGCACCACTAGCCTTGATCTGGTTTACAGCTTTGAACTTGGTTTTGCTATCTACCTTTTGCAGTTCAGCCAACGCTGCCTTCAGGCCGTAAATCTCGATGCTACCTGTAACGCTCATTTGGCCTTTTTCCTCTGCTCATTGATAATACTAATGCAGGTGTTCAGGTCGGGTACATCAAACTCTATTTGTGGTGGCCACCAGCCACACTCGACTAACAGTGTTGCTAGGGAATGTCGGTAGGTGCCACCTCGGTAGGGTTTGCGTCTGGTTGCTCGATCACCTCAAGATTGACAAGCTGCTTTATGAAGTCGTCAAGCATAAGAGGCACAGTCACTGCACCTTGCTGTTTGCTTGCCTCATGAGCCATGTATGCCAAATCCTCAATACCGAGGCCACCATCTTGTATTTGGCTGATTTTGCGCTTGTATTTGCGCTCCCACATGACGATTGTGTAGAGGTTCGTGGTAACTGTGTAGTCACCCGAGCCGATGTTTACGAGCATGGTTAGTTGCATGTCGGGTCTGCTTTCTGTTTAGAGATTAGGGCGATGTAATGTCGCGGGCAAAAGTGCCCCCTGTCCAGGTCGCTTCAATCATACTGAGCTCTCCATAGGAGCCTGTAATCGGTGTAAACGAACTGAGCATGGCCGACGAAATCGTATACTCGGGATTGCTGGCAGACTCTGTCGCGCCAGCAGGCGAGATAACAAGTGTTGAAGTTCCTGAACCAACTGCAGCAAACAATGTGGCTTCAACAGATGAAGCGCCGTATGCAGCGTAAAGCGTGAGGGTCACCTCAACGGCCTGCAAGCCTTTTACGAAGACATGGCCTGCATCGCCAAAGCTGGTGGACTCAAGCGAGTCATAGCCCACAGTGAGTGTGGCAGATGAGCAGAGCGTTGTTAGATCAACAACGGAGCCACCTGTAGCAGGGTTGAGGGTCACTGTTGGGTTTGTGAGATAGGTGGTAGTGCTGGTGGCCATTTTCAGTCCTTTGGTGTTAGGTGTTGTCGGCCACCAGTGATGCTTTTATTATGTCAGATTTTACTAGGGCAGGTGAGCATTATAGGTATGCAGCCTGCAGGGATATTTGTAGATCGTAGGCAGGGAACTCTTGCCCACCGATACTGGCAAGCCCTGGCCTGCCATCGGTCACTGCAACATTCTTATCGAGTAGTGCAGCTGCGATTGCAAGCAATGGCCTGAGGGTATCTAGGTTGCCTGGGCCTATACCGATGACGCGCACAGGGAAACGCATTGTGACGATTTTGTTGTTGAAAGCCTCAAAGGTTGGGGCATCGATAAAGCAGCAGTTGCTGTTGAGGTTTCGAGGGTCTGTCACTACTCGCAAGCCACTAATCGTGGCCAGCGTGGTGGCTAGGTCGTCTATAGCCTCATTAAACAGGTCTGTGTAAGCCATTACGCAACAGCAGGCCTATCAATACCTAGCAACTGTTTCACCATCGGTGTGAACGCATTGGTGGTGATTGCCTGACCCATAGCATCAAAGCTTGAAAATTGATCAATGCTCCCACGCTGTCTAAAATATGCACCCGACAGCATTATTGTCGCAAGCGTGCAATCGCCAGATGGGCTGGTGCTCAGGCTGTCAAAATAGCCTGCTTCTTGCCTACGCCGATAGGCGACCTGATTACCGGCAGAAACGCACTGTGCCAGAAAGGTTGTCTCATCGGCGCTAAGTGGGCTGGGTAGTCCAAGCCATAATTGCACTTGTGCGCTGGTTACCCAGGTGCATGTTTGCGTATAGGTCAGGGTGCCAGGTGGGATTGCTGCAGAGCGTTCTAAATCAGTGTCGGCATCGTAAAACATGACCTGATTGGGTATCGGCACATCAGGGTTGAGTAGCAGATCACCTTCAGAGTCTGTGCCTGTGTACAGGTACTGAGGCAATGCGTAAACAGTGTGTGTGCCGTTGAGGCCGTGCCCTAAACCAGTGACGGTGATGCTTTCACCAATGGCAATGTCGGTTGCCTCAAGTGTTTGTACAACAGCGTAATTATCTAAACGCTGATGAAAGATGACTGAGTATGTAGCCATGATTGGCTATCGCCTTTCGGGTTAGGCGATTACGATGCTTTGAATGAAGCTTGACTTAGCCACGAAAGTAGCAAAGTAGCCGTAGTAAGAGAATGTGCGTCCCAATGTGCTTGGTACTTCTACTGACATGAGGCCACGCTGTTGTTCGTAGATTTCGTAACCAGGTGCGTACACAACGAGCATGGTGCCTGCAGCAAAGTTGTTATCAACGACAAGTTGAAGGCCCATTACATCCATACCGGTGTAAGCAAGGCCACCCACGCGACCAATGCTGTTTTGTCCGATAACACCGTTTGTGGTGTAACCCAAGATTGGGCGCTTCGAGCCGTCAAGCTGTGAGCCCAACTTTTCCCACACATCAGGTGACACGCACAAGTGAGTTGGGAAATAGTTGCTGTCCTCGGTGATTTCGCGCGCTGCGTCATACAAAGCGTTGATCAGGGAAGTTGGGTTGTCAGCTGTGACAGTCCATGTTGAGCCTGATGCTGTTTTGCCAGCAACCAAGTTGTCGGCTGCAATGTTGTCTGTTGCAATCAGGTACTCACCTGCAAGGTCATTGAGCACAAGGTTCAATGCTGCAGGATCAGTGAAGTCAATGTCTTGTACTGACAATGTGACCTGGCCAGCCACTGTCGTTTTTGTAACAGTGTTTGAAGCAATAACCATTGTGGTGGCTGATGCTGCAGCGCCTTCAGTTTGTGTTGCTGCGCTTGTGTGCGTAGTAATCGTTGGGCGAATGAAAGTCTTGCTTGGTGTGTTTGGCATGGCGCGTGCACCAAAAGCTGAAACAACAGGGCGTACAAAGTTGAGGTCTTGGAACAATGGCCCAAGTACCGGCACTGGCAAAAGACCAGGCGTATCGGTAGTAAGTACATCGCCTGCAGCTGCTTGGAGCGCTGTCTGCTGGTTGCGTACTGCGTCTTTGTATGCAGCGTTTACATTGTGGAAAGTGTCTCCACCTGCGTGCATTGCTGCAAGGTATTCGGCTGGGGTTGGCATAACAAAATTGCGCTTTGGCTGAGCAAAAACTGTAGATGCTTCGATTACTTCTGGGGCTGGGGTGTCTGACACTGGGTTCTCCTGTGGCTCGATGGGTTCAGGAGTGTCGGCTTCCTCTTTTGTATTATCGCTCATTTCCTCATCTGATGTGGGGATACTTGCTGCTACATCTGTGATGGTAGCACCTGCAAAGGCTGGCTGTGGCACTAATGAGAGCTCTAACCAGTTTGCTGCAGTTACGATCATCACGCCGTTTTGGTCAATCTCAAACTCGGTTGGATTTACTCCAACGCTTACTGAGTCGAGCACGCCATCGGCTGCTAAAACAAGGGCCTCATCACCTAACGCTGTGGTGCTGATTTTTGCTGTAAAAAGCATTCCGTCTGGGGTGTCCTCGCGTGCCGTGACAATGCCAATGGCCTGGGTGCTGTCGTGGTACATGTACAGCTTTGGGTTTTTGCCATCTACAGGTAGTGAGCCTGGGGCGAACATAACCTCGGTGCCATCATTGACTGTGGCCACAACATTGTAGGGCGCTGCAATACCGGTAATGGTTCGGCGTGGGGTGCCATCGGCTGCTGCTGCATCGATGCTTATTGCTGTGGCGTTGAACCTGATCATGCTAATTCCTCTTGGGTGTTTTCTTGGGGCATGTCGGGGCTGTCCATTTTATCGGCTGCGTAATTCTCAACGAGGTACTCGTCTGCATCAAACTTTACATAAGTTCCTCGAGGCAAAACATTGTTTTGGCTCAATGTTGCTGCAATGCAATCGGCGTAGGCCTTCACGCCAAAAATGTAAAGGTCTGCCCTGGCTTGCTCTGAGGATTGGTACGAGTAGGAGCCTGTGCTTACGCCTACCAAATAGGGGGGCACATTTGTAAGGCGTGCACATTCAAGCGCCTGGTAGTTGGCTGCATCAATCAAAAGCATTTTGTCGGGTGTTGCTGTTGTCTCGGTGTAGCTCAAAAACTCGTTTAGTGCAGCTGTCTGATTGGTCGCGCGTGCAGCATTGAAAGCGCTAGCCAGATCAGCAAGCTCGCTGGCGCTTAGTGGTTCACCACCTGTTTGCTTCAAAACGCCAGCAGGTATTGACGATTCTGCATTGCGATAGCGTGCTGCTTCAAGTTTGATTGCTGTGGCTACGGTCTGCTCTGACATGTAAACGATGCCTTGAATGGGGCTAAGGAATTGCACTAGGTCTTTAGGGTCAATCATGTTGCCTTGAAAGTAAACCTCTTTAGATGGGGCAAACCACACTGGCCCTGCCTGGTCTTGTGTCGTCACTGAGCCTGCCGGTAGGCGTGTAAAGGCTGTTGGGTATCCATCTTGGGTGCGTGCTGTGATGTACCAAAAAGCACGGCCATAAAAAAACAAATCGTCAAATGTCCACGCCATCAAAAATGGGTAGGTAACGCTCGGGTCAGGCTGGCGTAGCCAAGTGCGTGGAGCAATATATACCTGCTCCATCTCATCACCGTTCCACATTTCGTTATACATTTTTAGAGGCATACAAGAAATGACCGAGGCCATAAGATCGCGTGCGCGTGAGATGGTTGCCACGCTCATAGCCCTGTTGCGTGCTGGGCCTTCAATGTAGGTGTAGTACTGGCCGATCAGGTTCACGCCTGCAGAGTTAGGCGAGTATCCACCGGCAGCTGCAGCCTTCGCTGGGGCAGGTGAGATTGCTGCTTTGTTTACTCGGTTGAATAGCGCCATGATGGGATTATCTCACATTTTCTAGGTGGGGGGTGGCACTGCCCCAGGCAATTCCCGACAGAAAGCCCAGAGCAGCGCCATCGGTAATCTTAGCGATTTACAACTACCAGCATCGGCTTACCACCTTGTTTTGGTCGAGAAGCAAGTGCAGCTGCAAAAATAGTGAGGCGCGCCAACTCGACAGGGCCAGGTGAACGCTTACTGCTAATCACAAGTGAGTTTTGCTGAGTAACTGCTACTGCCCTGTTCATCTGTTCAGCAAGGTTTTGTTGGCCCTGATGCACAAGCCTGCCATCGTTGATCATGCCCTTGACCAACGATGTATAGCGCATCAACTCGCCATAGCCAACAACTTTTTTACGCCTCTCCAAAGACAGTGGCACATGGTTTTCTAGGGGTGGTGTAACAGCCAACATGATCGAGGGATTTTCACAGGCTTTCAATAAAGCCTGTTGCATCTCGGGCAATGAGCCAACCACAAACTCAACCGTGATATGAGCAACGCCTACATCATCTACGGCAGCGCGAACAGCCGAATAGCGAGAGCCATCAATACTTGTGTCCACAGCTATCCAGCCACCCTCAGGCCCAGGTATATCAGACATGCACTGCTCCCACTCGCCAGGTTGCAACCAGCAAGCATCGGCATTGACAAACTGGTTGAGAGAACCACGCAAGAAAGATGATCGGTCTGGGTGCTCAGCATCGGCAAGTAAGGACTCCAGCTCGAGTGTGACACCGAGCGCAGGGTTAGCCCAACCCCACCAGCGTGTATCCATAACATCAACACCTGGTGGTGGCGACCATTCAGCAAAGTAAAACTGCCCCTGGCGCTTGTCATCAATGAGCTGTAGGCCTTGTTCTCGGTAGCGCAACATTGCAACCGAAGCCTCAGTACCGGCAGTCGAGGTCATCAACATGATCGGTGAGCCACCAGCTGTGCGCATGTTGCGTGCCTTCATCGTTGGTCTGAGGCTGTGGGCGAGCACATTGTCCTCAACTGCGTAGACCTCGTCCACCCAAATAAAATCTGCAGAAAGGCCCATACCTGCCGATGGTGTTGCAGCCTTGACAAGCCACCGTGAGCCATCAGGCATGTCGCAAGTATTACGGCCATACGCACGCTTCAATGTCGCCCCAAAATACTCCTGCAAAATCGGGGCCACCACCTCAAACTGGCGAACAGCAAGCGACAACTCATGCGCAGAGTTCACCACCGTTTGTGGCTTGCCACGCAACTTAGCAATAGAAGTAAGCCACGCCCCAATACATGCCTGACCCAATACCGTTTTTCCACACTGGCGCGCTACGGAAATAAGCGCAGACCGATTGATTAGATCACCGGTATCAGGCTCAGCCTCAAAAGCGCCACTGATTGCATACAGTTGCCATTCCATTAGCTCGACCTTCATGTACTTGCTAGCAAACTCAGCAACTAGATCAGCGTAAATAGAAATACCTTTTCGTGGCGTTTCCAGTCTGGGCTGAACTCTGCCAATTCGAGAGTAGTCCTGCTGGTTCGCGCCAGTTGTCGCCAGTTCGCTTTCCTTTGGGGATATATGGCCTAAACGCTTGCTCGGGGTTGTTTGTTGCTCCAAAAAAAGGGGGTTTTGGTTGTTTTCGCCGTTGTGGGGTTTTGCGTTGAGGGCTTGTGTGCGTGCTTGTTGTCGGGCTTGGGTCTTTCGGTTCACATAGATTGCTCCTCGTTTGGCGTTGCATGTGGGGCATGAGGGTACGAGGTTGCTGAGTGAGTCGTCTCCACCGGCATCGTGTTCGAGTAGGTGGTCTGCTTGAAATGTTTTGTCCCAGGGTTTGCCACACCAGTGGCAGTCTGGGTGTCCTTCTAGAAGTGCTTGCCTGTTGGCTCGGTATTGTGCTGTGGTTTTTCTGTTGCCTGCCATGTGTGTGTGTCCTTGTCGGGTGGTGTTGGGCTTATGTTACTAGCGCCCCTCGCTTCGCATCGGGTTGCTCTCGGGTGCTACTGAGAGTCTTGTGGTTTGTGCCAGCCCCCACTTTCAGTATGTAACTGTGGCAGGTGGTTTGTGTAGGACGGTCAGCCATTCGCATTTATGACGTTTGGACGCTGCACTGGCGACTTCCCCTAACAGCCCTTCACGTCAAGTCATCACAGGTGGTTAGGCGCGCCAGTTCTACCCACGTCACCGTGTTTTATACCTGCAGAGTGCAATCCCCTACGAGGCCGTGAGTGCTGGCAGTAACTCGGGAATTACCCCTCACCCTCTTAGCATCTCAACAGGCTTTTCGGGAATTACCCCTAGCAATGCTTACCTACCGTTATGTACCAGCGTTATTCAGTTTTTAGTCTTTGCGCAGTTTCAGTATTGCTGCAATGCCGAGGCAGAATAGCAGGCCATACCACACGTGTATCACTGTGGCCCTAGTCTTTCTGCGATGGCTTGCAGGTGTTGTGGTCGCCATACGTGGTATTCCCCACCGGCAGTAAGGATTGCCTCGCCCCAGTCGAGCTGATGCTCAGAAAGTCTGCCCAGGTCTGTTTTAAGTTCGGCAAAGATAAGCCCACGTGTTTTGTGTACGAGAACTAGATCAGGGAAGCCACGGCCATCAGAGCGCCATACACCTGGGCGTACCATTTTGGGTGACGCGTGAAAGATTAGCCAGCCTTGCCCTTTGGCAAGCCTGATTATCTGGTCTTGAAAGATTGCTTCTGACGCTTCAGTCATGGGGGGCATTGTTTAGCTGCTTTACGAGTTGTCGGTTGATTGCCATGAGCCTGCCACATTCCTCAGCAAGCACGCTGAGCTGTTTAGCCATGTTGCCTGCACAGTGGCAGTCAGGGTCGCTGTTTAGTTTGGCTTCGCAATCTGGGTAGTGGTATTGACCGTTTAGTGCATAGGGCATCATTTCTTGCCTGCCTGACCTAATAGAAGCCCAGTCATGAACACGCTGAACACCATGATTACAAGACCCACAAACTCAGTCATCAGAATGGCTCCTCTTCAGGCAATGGGATTTCCTCGGGCTCATTATTCTTTAGGGCTTCAATCGCCTTGCTGATTTTAAACTTGTCCCACGATGCCAGGTCTAATGGTGGAAGTTTGCCAGCCTCTTTGAGCAGTTTCTTATAAAGCCATACCTGCTTATCACTAGGGGCGTTCGCAGGGCGCTCTGTAGTCACACCATCAGAGCTGGTTGTCGTGATGCGCTGCACCTTGCTCATCTCCTCACGGCTAGGACGCTTGTTGAGGTCTGAGCCTGCATACCCAGCATTAGCCAAAGCACGACCAACGGCACCTGTCTCGCAGTTCTCCAGATGGCTGGTTTTGTTGATGTGCCCCTCGCCACGGATTTCCTCAGCCCAGCCTGTAGCAATCAAAACATCACCCTCAAAGAGTGACGCGCTAAACACAGCAGAGTTTTGTAGGTAGTGCACTAGATCGGTGAGCACTCGAGGCTGTACGCCACGCACGTGGCAATCTTTCAGCCATCTGTCAAGCCTGTGGGCTACTGGTTCGTAATCGTCAAGGTTAAAGGCCACCGGCATACACCCTTTCAAGACGAGCAATTTCTGTGCTCAACGATTGTGCCTGGGCTTGCAAAACATCAATGATTTCAAGCAGTTCGCACTGTCTGCAATCCATCTTTGGAAACCAGGTGCTGAGGCCGTGGTTGCATTTTTCGTGGTGCTGCATCTGTTTCAAGTTCAGCGATGGGTGCATTATTGCAAATGCTTCCTCAATGTCCATGTCGGGTGTTCCTTTTCTAACGCTTGCAGCGTCTTATTTTTATAACTGATGGGTGTGTGGATTTGCATAGGTCATCGTTTAGGCCGTTGCAGTTGTTCTTTATAGCACCCCAGCCATAAAGCCCTACAGGCCAGCGATAGCGCCCATTTTCGGTGTGTCCTTTGTAGGCAATCCGATCAACAATCCGAGCCTGCTGGGCAAAAGTAAGCAGGTGCGCTTTACGGTCTGATGTGTGAGCCCAGTTTCTAAAAGTTGGCCTGTAAATCCCAAATGCTGTCACATACGAACGCGTGGAATGCTGCACATTATTGCCCGTCTCGCACTGGGCGAGTTTGATGTACCACTGCTTAGGCATCGGGTGGTTCCATTCCTCTTTTGCGTGGGCTGGTGTTGCCATTAGAGCTGTCGAGAGTATTGCTATAACCATTATTTTTTTCAATCCTCAAAAACCTCGGTAGGCAATCCCCACGTGCCCCAAGTTTCATACCTGGTGGCCACTTGGGCCTGCACGATCAGATTTGTTTCAGGGTCTATAAACACCTGTACTAATAATTTCCTGTTTGCCGATACTAACGGTATGTAGGTGTACACCTTTGGCTTTTCGCTCACCGGTGGTTCCACCAGGCAAGTAGGGCACAGGTTGTGCCTACGCCACAGGCGAAGCCAAAAAGGCTAGACCACCAGAAAATAGCGTCTGCGCTCATGACATGGCCTTTACAGCGTCTATGCCTTGCTGGGTGATTGCACACACAATGCCCTGAGAGCCACTTAGGAGGGCTCTACGCGCGCCTGTGTCCTGAATTAGTCCCAGTGTGCGTAAATCGCTGCAGCGCTTCCAGTAGCCCTTTATGTCGTGACCGTCTAGGACGGCTCGAGCGCCTGCTTCCTCATCGGTCAGGCCAAGAGTGGCGTAAAAATACTGGCGTAGCAGGATTGCTCTGTGGCTTCCTACTCGTAACGGCTTTATCTGCCTGCTGGTTTCAGGGTCGGTGTCCCTGAATAGTGGTAAGTCGGTAAAAAGCATGTCGGTGCTCCCTCTGGTAGTTGGTTTTTTTACCATAGCAAAAACAAATTGCTATTGGTGGATACCTACGGCTTGGCTGGTTTTGGCAAGGCTCGCCATGCATTTTCCATGGCTTTGCTGTCGGTTGCTAGGTGCATCTCCAGTTCAAAATGTAGCCAGCACCCACCTGTACCGGCGCTTTCCTCAGCGTTGGCATAAACGCGTACCCCTTTTATGCCCTCACCTCGACTACACCTAAAACCTCTGCCATGCTCGCCGTATTTGTAATCATGCAGCTCTACAAGGCCTAGCGCTTCGGAGTGTTCGATTAGCCAATCCCACAGCTCTTTAGCTTGGGCACGGCCTGCGCGTGTCGGTGGATACCCCACGTCACCTGCAACACCGAGGCTGTGCACAGACAAAGTTTTTTTGCCTCGCATGTTGCGCACCACCCAGGTGCCCAAATTGGTAAAAGATGGGTAGCGCCGTTTGCATAGATCAACAAACTTCTCAGTGCCTGCGAGTTTGCCTGTGCCGGGTGTGGTCACTGGGTAGTAGGGGTATTTACGAGGCATTTGGTGGGTCTTTCGGTTTGTCTTTGAGGCCGTTTGAGGCGAGCAATGATGAGAGCGCCCCACTAAGAAAAAGCATCATGGGCGATAACAAAGCCCACGCACTTTTATCGTTCTCGCTGACTTCGAGAGGCTGTACCACGAATAGCAGTCCGAACAAAAGAGCCATCGTTGATCCGACAAAAGTGACGGACAATGTGATACCGACAATCAGAATTAGTCGTGCTTTTATTTGCTCGTTTGTCATTCTTTCTTTAGGCACAGCGTCCTCCTCCGATTTGTGTTTGTGTTCCGATGGTTTCGGGTGCTTTGTTTTTGATGCGTTCGCAGTTCACTCTTGTACGGTCTGCGCAGGCTGTGAGGGTGATGGCGAGCAGGCTAATCAGGGCTAAGCGTTTCATTTTTTGGTTCCATTGTCCATCCAGTAGCGAGGAGTGCTTCGTGTTCCTCATCGGTCATTTCACGCACAAGGTCATCTATTTGTATGTTTGGGTTTGTCAT